AACCAAATCGTCTGAATACTCCTCGCCAATTGCGGCAAAAAACAACTTCATAATTATCTTAAGGAGACTGGATTTACCAATTGATGTGTCACCATATAACATAACTGATTCTGGTGTTATCCGTAAACTAGCGCCACTCCTAAAGGCGTGGAATTGATTGACAAACATCTTGATCTTCCTCCTATATTGTCCTAGGAGCGTTTTACTTTGCAGATCTTCCGCGCAAGCGTGTAAATGATCTATTTTCTCTTCACTTTTCGCTAATAGACGACCATAGTGGTCTTCATCACAGCCGGTACAGGCTTTATAATTTCCGCATTCGATATTATCAATGTGTTTCTCTAAATAGAAGAAATCACGTTCGAACTGCGTGATTTCATCTTCTGTCTCAAATAAGGGTTCCACTGATTTCTGTAGAAAACACTGGTAACCCATTTCCACAAAAAACACAATGCTATCAAAAGCAGCTGTTATGATATTTGATGCATTTGTGGTTTTGTCCAAAGCCTTGGCTTTGAATATACTCAACCCACCAATACTCCAACTGAGAGTGCGAGAATTGCATAATTGCAATGTTACAAGGCAACTAATCAGAAAATTCAAATGTTTCAAAACCTGGCTCCGCTGTAAACTCTTCCAGTTAGTGAGTGAACTCCGTAATAACTCAACAAAATCGCACCCAGACTCTGGAATGATTTGCTCATTGTAAAGATCGAACATGGTCTTAACCTGCTGTATGACACTGACTCCTATAACCTCATGTGTACAGTCGGTGACATGCATTATTAATTGGCTCATATTAGTGCATTCGAACAATCGAATGAAATGAAAAATACACCTCTCAATTTGATATAGATCGCGTCTACTCCCCAAAGTCGATGCAGCATCATCGAACATCTTTGATATATCAGCCATTAATTCCACTATAGTATCCCAAGAATACAACTCCATCGATTCGGGATGTATGGGTTCTTGTAAAGACTCAAGCGGGTCCGCATTCAGCGGTATCGGGGTGAAACCCCGTGGTGGAGCTTCGACTTCCTGCATTAATTTACCTTTAAGATCCTGGAATAGTCGAGAATTATAATTAGTTCGAGTAGCATTCCATTTGGCCTCATACTTATTAATAGAACGCAGAAAAATTGAGCGTTCGCGCTCTGTACTAATCTTGTCTTCATGCCATCTATCTATCTGATTGTCTCGATACAAAACAGATAAAGTGTCATGAAAATCTCTTTTAATAACAATAGGAGGCCAATTTAAGTGTAGCATACTCTTACGGAATGAGACTACAGTGAGTAAATCTTCTGCTGTGTAATATTCACTTTTTCCGTTAACAACACAATAACCAACATGGTTATCGGCAATCATTGCGGTTCTAATTCTGTTATATCCCAACTCACTCATCCGACGAGTGTCCGGAATACCATATGGGTAGGCCTGTATGTATTCTTCATAGGCAAGAATTGACATGCCATTTGAAAAGAAAGCCGGAGCTTCACCTTCAACTCTATCTGTGAAATAATATTGTGATTCTGTCATCTTTAAATATATTATACTAAATATAATCATAAAATAATTGTTAAAAAGAAAATAAAATTCATTGTAGTGTTTGTTGGGAATCTCGTTACTTGCTTTAAAATGTCGAAAACGAAATCGACAGTGGAGAGGGGGTCCGAATCTGTCACACGGATGGGTGCCCTTGTTTGTACTGTAGAATTCATTAAAGTCTGCTTCTACACCTTCCGAGCAGGAAGG